CTGTTGCTGTGTAATTACTTGCAGTATCGGTATTTAATCGCAATGAAACAAATTGTTGGCTTCCAGTTGAAAATCCTGCACCATCAATTCTTACAAATAAACTGCTCATTCCACTAATGCCGCTAACTGTTATTGTTGTTGCACCAGTCAAGGCCGTTCCACCTGCATTTAGTAAAGTGTAGTTTGCGCCAGCACCACCCGGAGCAGCCCACTTCAATCCCGTAGCTGTTGATGTATCAACTGTTAAAAGATCACCATTACTTGCTGAACTTGCTAATCTTGCAACTGTATCAGCTGCGGTTGCTACAATTAAATCGCCTTTAGCATCAACTATTGTTTTATTAATTGCATTACCAGCATTTGTAAATACTGTGCTATCGATTGCAGTTCCAAGCGATCTTATCGCTGCTGCGCCATCTTTGACCAGCGCCGTGTCATCTGGAGTAGTCCAGCTATAGTTCGTGGTAGTTGCCATTTTATCCTATCCTCATGCGATTATTGTAGCGTATTCCCAAGTTAAAGCAGGGTCTATTGTGTTCCAAGCCTCTGTGATTGGCACAGTATTCCAGCGCATAGCCACTTGGCTGAAGGCTGTTGGTGAAACATTAATTGTTAAAAATAACTCATTAAAGCGAGTGCTCCATGACCAACCCTCAACATAACCCTCAAATGCCCCACCTGAAATTTGGGTTGGTAGATTTGCTAAATAAACTGGCATTCCCATAAAGACACCTAGCAAAGCATCTCTATCAGAATTGTCTATTTCAGGGTTAGTTATCGGGAAAGTAATCGATTGAAATTTAGGCAATGGATAAGCTCTTTGAGCAATATACCTATCAGCAATTTCTTGAGCATCAACTGAGCCTTGAACCCTTGAGTTAATGGTTTCGGCTTTATAGCCATATAGGGCAATTGAAGCGGCATCTGTGGCAGTTTCCTGTGAATTATAGTTATTGCCGTAATTAATGTAAATGTCATTCCTGACATCAGCTGATTTCATAACTGTTGAAAGACCATTACCTAAAGCATGACCAGCATCAAGATCCACATATCCATTAGCTAAAAGGTAAGTTTGTCGGTGGTCTGCATCTGCATAACCTATATTTCCTGCATTATCCTCAAAAATATAACCAAAAGCAGAATTAGCAATATCTGCTACCACATTATAAATTGTATCCGTTACATTTGATTGAGCAGTCATTGTGTAGAGACCAGGTTGATCAATGTCGCCTAATCCTAAATTAACGGCTTGAAGCCAAGTTTCTGTTGGGTTGTATGTTGCCCAAGTTGTGGCTGCTGGAACATCATTCCAAGAACCAAGCAAAACACTTGAAAGAATTGCATAAATTTGGTCGCCATCCTCATCTTGAGAAATGTTATTATTCCAAATTTCTTTAGTTATTCTAGCAAGAGATCCCATAGCAATGATTGTGTATTGCATAGTTGTGCCAACAGAGCCAGTTGCTCCAACTGAAACAGTTACATCAGTTATGTCGCCACCAAATAAACTGACATAATTTCCCGAAGTATTTTTAACTTGCAAATCTAAACTATCATTGATGTCAAAAGGCAAGGTTTGACCATTTAACGCAATTAAAGTTACCTGAACATAAGATGGAAGTGGTTGTTGGTAAATATCAGTTCTGCCGGCTTGATGCTGAACATCACTTATTGTGATATTTGTATAATCAACACCGCTGACAATTAGTTTCCAGTCTGGCAAAAAGTCAGACATTATCTATCCCTTAAGGCTGTAACACTTCTAGCTGCTTGAGCATTTAAGGTTGATGCAACAGCTCGTGCAGTTCCTTCTGGATCAATAGCCCCATTAACTGTTAAATTAATTGTTGAACCGCCAGCTGCCAATCGCCTATCCCTTTCAGCGTCAGTTAATGTTGCTCCACGCGCTGATTGAGTTACTGAATTAGCAACTTTACCTAAAGCTTCAAATTCTTTTAGTAATATGTCAAATTGTTTTTTTCCTTGTTTATTAGATAATTGACCAGTTTCTAATGCAAAATCTAACTCTGTAAATTTAATAATTAATTGATCAAATTCGCTGTTTAATTTATCAACGCTACCAATGATTTTGTTTGTTGCTCCACCTAAAGCTCCGGCTGCTCCACCAGCGCCACCGCCACCGCCACCGCCAGCGCCACCGCCACCGCCACCGCCAAAACCACCAATACCGCCAGCTGCACCACCAGATGGAATTCCTGAAAAACCACCTGAACTAGTTCCACCTCCACCAGCACCGCCAATCTTGCTTAATGTGCTGACATTAGATCCAGTTACAAAATTGTAACCTTGAATAACCTTGTTAATGGCATCAATAATAAAATTAACAATTGGAGTAATTGCGCCAACGATAGTTCCAAATACATCAATTATCTTTGCAGTTACAGATGACGCTAAATCAAAGAATTTGCTAAATACTGTGCCAATAATTGGTAATACATAAGTTTGTAACAAATCAATAAAACTTTCAAAACTTTCTCTGTTGCGTTCTATTGCTCCTTGAACCTTAGCCCAACCTTCTTGAAATTTCTCAACAATTGGAGCACCATATTGAAATATGTAACCAATTAATTTCTCAATAATTGGTAATAAAAACACTCCAACAGTTTCCTGTGCTTCATTAAATGCAACCTTTAATCTATCAATTCGACCTTGAAAAGTTTCAGCATTCTGAGCTGCTGCGCCACCATATAGTTTAGATAATTTATCTTGAACTTCTGTAAAAGATGAAGTTGCAATTTCTGACTTAGATAAGCCAAGACCTAATCTGCCTAGAGCTGTAGTATTACCATCCTGTGCTCGACCTAAAGCATTGGCAACAGTTTCTAAATCTTTACCTGATCCAGCACTTATATCTAATGCTAATTTTAAAAGTTTTTGAGCATCCTCAGTTGATTTTGTCGAAACAGCCAATCTTTGTAATGCAGGTCTTAACTTATCATCGGCTACACCTGTGGCTAAAGATGTTTGAAGAATCATTTCCTCAGTTGCCCTTATTTGAGCATCAGTTGCCCCTGTGGCAGCCTTTAAAGCATTGGCTAACCTGAACTGTGCTTGCTCATCTTCTATGGCAGCCTTGACCCCATCAACGGCTAATTTGCCGGCATAAGCAACGGCAGCAGCAGCAGCAACGGCAAAAGCAGCAGCAGCCTTCTTTCCAAACTCTGAAATTTTACTTGAGTTGCCTTCAACGGCTTTATCAGCATCGCCTAATTTCTTTTTTAAGTCATCAACATCGGCAAGGATTGATAACTTTAATGTGCGATTACCGGTAGCCATTAGACCCATTCCTTAATAATGCGATTAAAACTTTCTTCCCATTTATTAATCAATTCAGGCTGAATTCTGCGAAGGGTTGGATATATGAACCATCCGCGAGATCCACGACCTTGCCGTCCAGAATATGTAGGGAACTGTTTGAATTTATTTGAACCAAACTCAACACCGCCCCATAAGGTTTGCGTAGTAGCACCACCTGAAAACTTTTGGCGTGCGAATCCGTAACTGAACTCACCGATCTTGCTTGATTTTGAAATGCTAACGCCATCCGCAACTCTTTGCGCAACCTTGCCAGATTTTGTTCTTGTTGCAGCTGCGCTTTTAATTTCCTCTGATGCAAAATACGCCAAAGCAGCAGATTGACGGCGTGCTTCATCAGTAGCTTGTTCATCCATAAGTTTGAAAGCCTTGTAAATATCGCGCAGGTCTTTTTTATCATAGGCGATTGTTTCATTTGCCATGCCTCTGCTCCAATACTTCTATCGCTGTCAAAATGTCGTCTGCTTCAACCCATTCACTCATTGGAATTTGTGTGGCTATTGCCAACTCAACCAATAATCTGTTTAGGCTTCCTGCTGGATGGCTTTTGGGTTTGCATCACCAACAATTACATCGCTGATGGTTTCCATCCATGTTTCAAATGGTTTTACTGGCTTTCCAGCTGCTTCTCGCTTATGTGCGTTATAAGCCAAAAACATTAAATCCCACATACCAAGTTTTTCTTTTGCTTGGCTTATGGTGTTACCAGTTGTCTTTTCCCATTTTGCCCACTCAGGCGGTTGGGCAATATAAGTTGCTTGATCGCCTGAGCTGTATTCAATTGTAATTGGTAACTTCATTTTTTGCTCCCGTTTCTATTTCTTAACTAAATGATTCTGCTGGTGTTCCAATTACTTGGAATGACAGAGAAACTGTTTGTGCATCTGGTGATGTTCCACCGGCTGATGGCCATACTGGCAATACCTGGAATGTGAAAGTTGCACCTGATGCAGCTGTCATTACTGTGCTAATTCCTGTGTTTGGTGCTGATTCGGCAACGCCCCATAGAATCTCACATAGAGATCCAGTTGCGCCCCAATCGGCAAGCATTTCAACATTGAATGTGAAATTGTTATCAATAACTTTGTAAACTTTTCCATCAAGTGTTTCATAGGTTTGACGATCTACTTCGCCAACTAATGTTGCACTTGTTGCTTGAGCATCGAAAGTGTTACCACCGATTGTGAAGGTAACATCTCTGCCCGTGATTACTGTGGTAGGCACTTTGACTCCTTAAGTTGTTTGTGTGTAGTAGGTTGAAACTCTTATATCAGCGATCAACATAGTTGATGCACCAATAGTAGTAACAGTTGGTCTTTCGACCGATCCGACAATATATCCATTTGGAATAACTGCCAGAATGCTCATTATAAGTTGCTCGATGTTGTCGAGTGATGCTGGATTGCTATTATAAGCAACCACAGCTGTAATAGTCATGTTAATTCTGCAACGAACTTGGCTTTTACCAATTGTTTCGATTTCTAAATATGGTGAATCCGGAACGCATACGACTGCTGGAGGAATTACTGATTCTGGCACGAAAGCATAGACATTTCCTGCAACTCCAGCTAATGCTGTGGCAAGTGGTTGTCTAACTGAACTTAAAATTGATGATGCTGGCATTTATTGAGCCATGCTATCTGTGTCCATGTATGAACCTAACAATCCAACGCATTTATTAAAAAGCGATCTCCCCATGCGGAATGGCGTACTGGTAAAATCAACGCCTTCGATTTGTCCACCACCGGCAAGTCTTGCTTGGAAAACCTCTACCGAAACTGTGTAGACAGCTGATTGAACAGCTGCGTTTCCAACATAAGTTGATGCTCCAGATAAAGTGGCAACTCCACTTGGAA